ATATACAGGTCTCGCAACCATGTGCTTTGGCCTGTTCTATGAACCAATATATGAAAGCCTCACAGTCGTCGTTGTGTACACGGCTGTTGCCCTTCATTCCAAAGTGTATATCAGTGAAACATGCTACCTTATTAAAGAATGCCATGCGTTACCATTTCTTTTTAATTATTGGTTTGTGATTGGTCATGTCTACTTTCTTGTAATTTACTTCTTCAAAATCTTCTGCTTCTATCTTTCCTGTCTTCCTTAATTTTTTGTTCAATTTAGCAATACCTGTTTTGTTCACAGTCCTTACTTCTCCGTGTGCTGTCTTCATTCTTTTCTTGTATGAGGGAGTACTTGTTGTGTTTTCGTTCTGCCTTGTGAAACTAGGCATCATGTTGTTTAACTCCAGCAGGTCGTCTCGAATGGATTGATTTTTCTTTTCTATGTTTAGTATCCTTGTGAAACTGTTTGTTATGGCCGCTGTGTAATATGCAAACGGGTTGTCCGATTTCGATTCGTCGAACTGCAATCCAATCTGTGACAGTTGCATCAGTGCCTGCGACTGCATCTCATCATTGTATGTGTAGCCTCTCCAGTTTGCTCTTGTGCCATAACGTTCACACAACTTCATGTACATCATTGCCAGTTGGTTTGTCATCTTTCCATGATCCACTGAGAAATATCCGTTGTCCATTCCGCCCACCCAGTGTGATTTACCCACGCATACCAGTTTACCCTTTGTATCGAATCTGTAGTGTTGGAACGGCGGGAAGTTCACCTTGCTGTGGTGGTCTGCCACTGTCTTTGGATTTTTCTTCCTCTCGTCATCCATTGGCACATGATCGAACATCATGACTCTGAACACCAGGTCGGTCTTGTCTATCTTTCTTGGACGCACCGTGTAGTCCGCCAGTTTTATCTTCTTCATTCCTGCCAACTTGGCTTCTTCCCACGCTTCCTGTGTCAATCTCTTGGCCTTGGCTTTTCTGGCCTGTGCCACCGCACTGGCGTTGATCTTCTTAAGATTGGATACGATCAAGTCATACTGTGCATCTTCTTTGGTCACGTACGAACAGTAGGTGTTCTTGCTGGCATGTATCTGTAGTAGCAGATCTCGGTTGTTCAGGTACTTGACTCTTTTCATAAATTCTTTCTTTTAATGTTGTTGAAAATGACCACAAACAGGTCTGTTGAATCGCGCCGTATGGCGAATTAAGTGCGCCTAGAATAATGCCTATAAATATAGTTAAAGTATACAAAATTTTACAAAGGAAATCAACCATATAATGGCATTTGGAGAAGTAGGAAAAATAGTTAAGAGCGTGGCAGGGGGAGCCTTAAACCGAACTTTGGCCAGACTGACTGGTGCTGGTATTTCCACAGACAGCAGGATAGTGCAGGCAAGGGCCAAATGGTCTGGTAGGAGCGATAAGACCGACTGGCGTGTCCGACTGCAGGTGCCGGACGGCCCATTGACACAATTTTTTGATTTTGAGAACAATCCGATCATGCAACCGCTGGCGGCGTCACAGGGAATGTTTTGGCCTCTCACGCCAACCATGCAGATTGCACACCAGGCATCCTACAATGCCATGGACCAGGTGCATAGCAATTTCCCACATCAAGCGTATCAGAACTCCTTTATAGATGCTTTAAACATAATTGGAGAATTTCCGGTGCAGAACAGTGACGACGCAAAGCATTGGGTTGCCACAGTTAATTTTCTGCGTACGGCTACCAAGATGTTCTTCGGCGTTGAGGATGGTTTGAACGGACTCAAAGGTAATCCACCACCAATACTACATCTTTACGGATACGGTGACCACATGTTTAACAAAGTACCAGTGATAATAAATTCATTCAATATAGAATTAAGACAAAACATAGATTACATTTCAACAAAACAGGATATGCGGGGGGAGACATTTTATTCCGCCAACCCAGTCGACGAGGCGGCCATAACCAGGGGTGAATCACAGACATGGGCTCCAACAATATCAAACATATCAGTGCTTGTAACGCCTATCTACAGCAGAGATTCTGTCAGAGACTTCTCCATGAAGAAATTTGTAAATGGTGAGCTGAACGGCAAAGGCACTAACGAAATAGGATTCATTTAATGGCCAAGTATTCAAACACATCACCATATTTTGACACAAGGGAGATTGCAGATTACTTAGATGTGTTAAACCCAAGAACGATTACTGCTGAACAAGATGACCAAAGTTACATAATTGAGAGAACATATGCCTATAGGCCTGATTTATTGGCCTACGACTTGTATGGAAGTCCAAGGCTATGGTGGGTGTTTGCACAACGTAATCCAGATCAAATCGAAGACCCTATTTACGATTTCAAACCAGGAGTCACAGTTCAGTTACCTAAGAAAGAGAACTTACTCAAAGACTTAGGAATTTAACCGATGGCGGCAGAATATACTAAAACGTATGCAACAGCAGACGATCTCACCACAGAGAGATCCACGCTGAACAAGGTAGAGGACCTTAGAGCAAAAGTAATTGATATATCAGATCCAAACATTCTACATCAGTTTGCATCTTACACAGCACTGTTCACTTTGAGCGGTTTGTCACAGGATGATTTGGAAAATACCACAACGCTTCTCAACTCAAAAACACACGACATTATTGTGAGGAGTTCTGGAATTGGTCCAACAGAAAATTCGCAGAGGCCTCTTGACCCAGACGCAAAGAAAATAATAGAAAAAAATGAAAGACTGCAAGGAGCAATAGACAAGAGTAGGAAAGTGCTGGGAAGGAACAGAGACCTGTACATTAAGAGTGTAATGATGAACAGCATTCCAGGTCTAAATGAGAAGAGGCGACTAACTTCGGTCACCCAGATCGATATGGAGATCGTTGAGCCCGCAGGAATAACTCTGCTTGAAAGGGTCAGGGCCGCGGCAATCAACAATGGATTTCTAGACCATTTGGACGCCCCTTTCCTTTTGACAATAGACTTTCAAGGATTTGATGAGTTTGGCAACGTGGCTTCCACAAAAGACGCTAAAAACTTGAGGCGTCTGATACCTGTCAAATTGATTGACATGCAGATGAACGTGACAGCCGCGGGCACCGTGTACACTGTGAAAGCGATCCCATACAATGAGTTTGCGTATGTCAACAGATTCAATTACCTCAGAACTGGCGGAACATTAACAGCAAAAAGCAAGAAACTGTCAGATGTTTTCAAATCTTTAGAAGAACTGTTAAACAAGCAGAACGAGGACGAGAAATCACAAGGTAAGGTGAAAAAGCCCGATCGATACACTATAACTTTTGCTGGAAGACCAACAGGAGACGTGCAAGGTCAATCTGGTCGTTCCTACATAGAGGATGCCAATCTAACTTTTGAGAACTTCGAACAATCACCCATGAGGCAGACGGTTGTGGACCCGGGTACAATAAATGGTGTGATAGACGAGCCTGTAGAGTTTATGAAATTAAAGAACGGCATGGCCATTACAAAAATACTTGAGGAGATAATGAAAGGACACCCAGAATATTCAGATAAGAAATTAGAGCAATTTAAAACAAAGGCCAGCAATGAATTAAACATTGCACAGTATAAGGGAGGTTCTCAGCAGGTTCTTGAAAGGGCACAGGATTTTTATTTCGATTATTTTAAGATCAGAGCAAGTGTGGTGCCGCAGTCTGGTCAGTTTGACACGACAACAGCAATGGAAAAGAAAATAGTAAATTTCCACGTGGAGCCCTACAAAATTCATGCATACTCATTGACGCTTCCGGGGGTCAGCGCCGGAAAGAATTTCAAAGATTTTGTGTTCAAGACATACAATTATATTTTCACAGGTGAAAATTTAGACATACAGGATCTAAGTATCGATTACAAAGTGGCATACTTCCAGGCGAGATTGAAGGATTTCGAAGCAACCGATGATCGTAAAAACAGAATAGTTGACGCACAGGATAAATTAGATGGTGGTGTTGCAAATCCAGTGGATCATTTTGTTGATCAGGATTTCTCAACAAGGTCATATCCTAGCGGAGCCAAATCAGAAGGTACAGGAACCATTGGAGGCACGCCAACTCAGTTGGATTCCTTCTTGGATGCCTTGACTCACCCTCTGGCAGACATGGTCAATATCAGAATGGAGATACTTGGTGATCCAGCCTGGATTAGCCAATCACAGTTCATACCACTTAACGCTAAAAGTTTTGCAGAAGGCACCGGAGTTGGGACAGATCCTGACATAGATTATTGGAGGGCAAATAGAAACAGGATTTGGAATGATGAACTTCGTTGCTACAATACAGACGTTGCAGAGCCAGTAATCATGCTAAATTTTAGAATGCCGACCGACATCAATGATAGAACAGGTGTTTATGAACTACAGAGTGATCAGTCAGCGGCGTTCAGTGGATTATATAGGGTCGTACAGGTGGAACACAACTTTGTGGATGGCAGGTACACCAACAGTCTACATCTAACCAGATTCAATAACCAAGGTGTTGATATATCTAATCCAATTGCAAGTGTAAATGTTACAAACAGGGATGGTGAATCTTTTGTCTTACGTAAAGATGAACTTAAAAATTTTTATAATGAAAAAGACTTGATAAATGTAAGGTCCAACATTGTCAGCATAAGAAAAAAATTCTTAGACCTTGCCACTGCAAACGTAAGTAGAGTTAAGAAAGAAATATCTAAGACAATAGGTAAAATAAAAGGATTTATAAGTTAATGTCATTACACAATTATCTAAAAGGAGACGCATCAACCCCTCAAGCACCAGGTGGTGATAAATCTTGGACAGGACAAAATCCAGGTCCTTATCTGGCTGTTGTGAAAAATAACATAGACCCAACAAAGATGGGAAGGTTACAAGTTTTAATACCAACACTCGTGAAAGCAACCGATCCGGAAGAGAATCAATTAATAACCTGTGATTACCTCGCCCCTTTTTATGGAGCCAAAGGCGGAAAATTTGTAAAAGGTTCCGGGATTGGTTTTGAAGATTCTCAACATTCCTATGGTATGTGGATGGTACCGCCAGACCTCGAAACAAAAGTTTTAGTGATATTTGCTGAAGGAAAAATGGAGCAGGCCTATTGGATAGGTTGCGTCCAAGAGCCTTTCACAAACCACATGACACCAGGAATAGCGTCCAGCACCAACACAAATGATGCTTTGGATGGAACCTTTGAAGGGGCAGACGCAGGATTCCAACAAGACAAACAATCAACATATGGGTCAAAAAATGTGCCATCAGGTGAGCTTAATAGAAACAGGGCAGGAGCCTTGCAAAACAACAACTATGAATCCATCCCCAAACCAATACACCCTTTTGCAGAAACACTTTTGGCCCAAGGTCTAAGTGCTGATAACATAAGGGGAAACACTTCAAGTTCTGCACGGAGAGAAACTCCTAGTGCAGTTTTTGGCATAAGCACACCAGGAAGGAAGGATACAGGATCCACACAAAAGAAAGTTGGTGTAAAAGGATCAACCAGACTAGATTACGTCACTAGAGGGACAGGACACACATTTGTAATGGATGATGGTGCAGTTGATGGAACAAACCAACTTACAAGATTGAGGACAGCATCTGGCCATCAGTTGTTAATGCACGATACAGATGGCGTAGTATACATAGCCAACGGTTCAGGTAACGCCTACGTTGAAATGCAGAAAAATGGCAGAATAGATTTGTATTCGGGAGTTGGAGGAATCAACCTGAGGACCGAAGGTGATTTCAACCTACACTCGGACTCCAACATCAATATGCACGCCGGGGGGCAGATAAGAATAAGTTCATCAGGCGAGTTGATACAGAGCTCAGGTACCTACATGATGAACTTGGGTGACAAAGGCATTTTCAATAGTTCACAAGCAGGATCGATCAGAGACTACGCTAGAGATGGTCTTAGTTCATTTACAGAAGGAAGTCAGTTACACGGAGCGTCAGGACAAATACACCTAGCAGGAGCACAGGTGCATTTCAATTCAACTAGTGCCAGCAGTGCATGGGGACCAACATGGCTTAATACGGACGCCGCCGGTATCACAGAAAGAGATGAGGGAGATGTTGAGTTGGCCCAAAAAGGAATCAAGCCACTTGAGCCATTCACCAGACAGACCAAGACCACAGTACACAGATTCGTTACACACGAGCCCATGTTTAGGGCCAGTGTCATAGCCGGTGATAGCGTGATACCTATTGATGTCGATGATAAAAAGCAATGGAGTAAAAATGCCAACACGCCAGGCACGCCTGAGTTTGTAAACAATAAAAATAGACTCAGCGCCAACAGTGCGATTCGAGATGCACAGTACCAGGCAGATGCCTTAACATATGTTAAGCAAAAGATGGGCAACAGCACGAATGCGGTCAAAGCCAAAAAACTTTTGACCGATTTTGGAACCCAGTACAACGAAATTTACGGTATCACTGAAAAGGTTAATTTACCTTTCGATATTAAGGACAGCATATCTGAAAAGATTAAAGGGTTCAGTGTAAATTCATCTGTTAAGGATTTAACTGACAGTCTTACATCACAGGTGATAGAAAATTTTACAGGAAAGAGTAAAGCACTATTCAAAGACAATGTTTTTGTAAACAGTGCGGGTGAACTATTTTCATTAGGAGGTTCTGTATCTGGGAGTATTGATCTTGCTAACAACGCCTTAAACACACTTGATGGTTTGACAAAGAATCTATCTACTAAAAATTTACCTGCCACAATATCAAGTATATCCAGCATCACACAGAACTATCAGAGTGTTGTTGGAGGACAGATAGTTGGTATTAATCAGGTTAAGAGTCTGGCCAGCAAGGCAGGACTTTTCAATGCGAGGGAGGCCGGTATAATGGGTCAAAGTTTCCTAAAGACTTTAGGAACCAACTTAGGCTCATCAATTGGAAGCATCGCAGGCAAAGTCAGCACTTTCTTCTCCGGATCAGGTTCAGTAATTAACACTCCACCAATATCTGGATTCACCGGCGGTTTATCATTTGGTGGTTTTTCCACAGGCGCTTCAACAGGTACGTCGACATCGGTGGTATCAACACAGGGTATTTTCCAAACATTCGTTGCGGATTCGGGCACTACTACTGCTAACAGTGCCACAGACACTTTAACGGTATCAGGTGGTACAGATATTTCAACTTCTATCTCTGGTGACACATTAACAATTTCATACACCGGCTCAGGCGGTGGCGGTGGATCACAAAATTTATTCAGCACAATCGCAGTTGCAGGACAATCAAATGTTGTAGCAGATTCAACAACAGATACGTTGACGCTAGTGGCTGGTTCAAATATGACCATTACCACTAATGCTTCAGGTGACTCAATTACTTTCGCTAGTGCTGGCGGTGGTGGAGGAAGCACGAGCCCGGGTGGTTCCAATACACAGGTCCAATTTAACAATTCTGGCAGTTTTGGTGGCGATTCGGATTTCACATACGATTCCAGTTCAAATACTTTGACTGTGAAAAATGTTATAGCAGACAGTATCAATCCACCAGCAACATTAACAGGCACATTCACACTTTCATCTCCAACTACAATTACATTAGATCCCACAGACGAAATTATCAATGATGCACCAATGAAATTAGTAAGTAAGACCGTTGCACAACTGGGCTCATTGACTTCATCAGCGGGTGCAATAGTTTATTGTACAGATGAAACAGGTGGGTCAATTCCTGCTTTCTATGACGGAACAAATTGGAGAAGAGTCAGTGATAGAGCCATTGTCTCTTAATTTTAAATGGATGAAAAAGAATATATCGTTACTGTAAAAGAAGGTGTTGATTGGCGTGAAGTCCACGAAGACCTTACTAAAGAAAACAACAAACAATTCATTCCAAAACACAAGGTACCGGTTGACGAGTTGAGAGAAACAAACAAACGTAACACGCATTATCATCTTTCAGATGAAGAAGCCGTTGAATTAAGAAAAGATTCAAGAATAGATGCAGTTGAAATCCCAATGGTGCCTGTAAAAAAGGCTTTCCAAGAAGGCGAGTTCAATAGAACAACAACAGGTTCGGGACAACAGGATAACTGGGGATTGTTAAGACACATATCAAACACCAATGTTTTCGGAACTTCAACATCGGATCCAGGCGGAACTTATGACTTTGTGCTTGACGGCACAGGAGTAGATGTTGTATTGCAGGATTCGGGTATTCACAAGCCACATCCAGAGTTCCAAGATGCAAATGGAACAAGCAGAATAAAAGAAATAAATTGGTTTACTGAATCAGGAGTTAGTGGAACTCAACCAAGCAACTTTTACACTGACACAGACGGACACGGCACACACGTTGCATCCACAATGGCTGGCCAAAAATTTGGTTGGGCCAGAAACGCAGATATCTATGTACAGACTATTTTAGATAATCCAGGCAATACTATATCAGTGAGTAATGCAATGGACACATTGTTGGGTTGGCACCAAGCAAAGACAGACGGAAGACCCACTGTGGTGAATATGAGTTATGGATTTGTTTATTTTCTTAACACAAATACCACGCCAAATGGATTTGGATTCAGCAGTGGTGGCCCTTTTCTAGATTTGATTAGGGGTACCTACAGAGGCACACCACACACTTTAACTACCAGGGGTAATTTAAGATCACGTGGCATAAATGGTCAAAACAGAGGTGGGGGCATTTTTGGTTATCCTGCTAGGGTAGTAAGTGTTGATGCTGATATAAAACAATTAGTGGACGCAGGAATAATTGTTTGTATAGCGGCCGGCAATGACAACATGAAGCATGATGTTTTAGGAGGTGTAGATTACAACAACGATCTGGTTGTAACCAGTTTTGGAACTTGGAATTATCACAGAGGCGGTAGTCCAAATTTAAATGGTGAGCCAGGATTCAATGTCGGTGCCATATCATCTTCAAACACTAACGCGGCTTTGAACGAAAAAGCAAGTTTTAGTGATTCGGGACCTGCCACAAACATTTACACGTGTGGACAAAATATTATTGGTGCGTTCCCTACAACAAGCAACGCTTATCATTACGACGTATCATTCGGACAAACTAAACTTTCAGGCACGTCAATGGCAAGTCCACAGATGGCAGGTATGGCGGCTTGTCTGCTACAGGCACATCCGGACTGGACACCGAGACAGGTCATGACCTGGTTTGAAAGCAACGCAACCGACACACTATTTTCAACAGGCGCAACTGATGATTACACAACCACTAATAGTGTGCATGGTGGACCTGCAAAGGTAGGATTCCTACCATTAAAAGGTCAAAAACCGTTTGGAATAAACTAATAAGTAAAAGTAGGAGATTACACAATGGCATATGGAAGCGGAAGTAGTAGTGGAGGCGGATCCGGAGGTGGATTATCTAATAAATCAGTCACCTTCAAAGGTTTCAGCTCTCGTGCGGACAAGAAGAATTTTAAGTTGTATGACTTTGAGGTAGCAAAGCAGGATCTCATAAACAGATTATCAGTCCGTAAGGGTGAGAGGGTTGAAAATCCTGAATTTGGTACTATAATTTACGATGCGATATTCGAACCATTTACAGATGCACTTAAAGAGGCAATAGTCGAAGATATAACTGCTAATCTTAACGCAGATCCACGTATCTCTACAGATGAAATACTGGTATCAGAAGCAGATAGAGGCATAACCGTACAGGCCACTATAAACTACGTTCCACTCAACATTACAGAGAAACTTAGATTTAACTTCGACGAAAACTCACTTCTGCGTCTATCTTAATATACGCATATTTCTTAACACATAAATACCGCTGTATATACAATGGCCACAACAGATAGACAGAACAGATTACTTGTAGCGGAAGATTGGAGAAAGATCTACCAGGCCTTCCAACAGGCAGATTTCAAAAGTTATGATTTCGAGACGCTAAGAAGAACAATGGTAGCCTATCTGCGTGAGAACTATCCGGATGATTTCAATGATTTTGTTGAAAGTTCAGAATACGTGGCGCTAATTGATTTGATCGCCTACATATCACAGGCACTTTCTTTCAGGGTAGACTTGAACGCTAGAGAGAACTTTCTAGAAACAGCCGAGAGAAGAAATTCAGTTTTAAGGTTAGCAAGGCTAATAAATTACAATGCCAAAAGAAACAAACCAGCAACAGGGTTGTTGAAGATTGATAGTATATCTACAACACAAGATGTTCAGGACAGCTCAGGCACCAACCTATCCAACTCTACAATTATTTGGAATGATTCTGCCAATGCCAACTACAGAGAACAATTTACTGCGATTATCAATGCGGCCAACCAGACTGGACAACTGTTCGGTAAGCCGAGGGAGTCTGGCAAGATAGGTGGTATTGATACAGAAGTTTACACATTCAGTTCAAACCAATTGGATTTGCCAATATTTAAATTTACTACTGCGGTAGGAGGCACAACAAGAGCATTCGAGATAGTTTCAAGCACAATTACTGACTCTGATAGCATTTATGAGTCTACTCCTGTACCAGGGACAGGTCTTACATACACGTATAGATCTGATGGATCAGGAGACAGTAGCAACAACACAGGCTTCTTTTTCTTATTCAAACAAGGAGTAATGGAGAATCAAGAATTCACAATTGATACTTCAGTTACGAATTATATTCAAAGTATTCCAACACAACAAGTCAACGACACAGATGTTTATTTGTACAAGTTAGATCAGTTTGGACAGTTGTCAGAGTTATGGACCAAAGTGCCGTCTCTGTCAGGCAACAACGCAATTTACAATTCACTTTCTAAATCAGAAAGAAACACTTACAATGTAGTGACTAAGGCTAATGATGCAATCGACCTTGTGTTCGGAGACGGAAACTTTTCCAACATTCCACTAGGCAGTTTTAGGGTTTATTACAGAACCAGCGACAACGCCAAGTACGCTATACAGCCTGCGGATATGCAGGGTATTCAATTGACAGTGCCTTACACAGACGCGAACGGTGGACAACAGACACTCAGCATGAGTGTGAGCTTGAAAGCCAGCGTTTACAATTCAGCGGCAACGGAATCAAATGACTCCATCAAAGAGAAGGCCGCACAGGTTTATTATTCTCAGAATAGGATGATCACTGCGGAGGACTACCAAGTGGTTCCATTGTCGGCATCACAGGAGATAGTAAAAGTTAGATCAGTAAACAGATCGGCCTCTGGTATATCACGGGCAAAAGAAATACTAGATCCAACTGGTGCTTATTCAGACGTGAATGTATTTGCTGAGGATGGTATACTTTACAGAGAAGAATCAATACAACAGTTTACATTTAGTTTTAACAATAAAAATGACATACAATCAACGATAGATACTTCAGTTGAAGGAAAATTAAAAGAAGCATACGCTAGACAATTTTATTATTTCAAGTATGGCACAAAGGACACCAGTACATTGAGTGCCACTTGGAATTCAACAACTACTTCTACAAATACTAACACAGGATTTTTTACATCAGGTGGTGCTTTGGTTATAGGAGATTCTGCAACTTCTAACATGAAGTTTGCTAAACCAGGCGCATTAGTCAAATTTACATCACCAGATACAAGGAAATTTTTAAACGGCACGCTTGTTAGCTCAACTACAGTCAACTCGGAGGACAGATTATGGGCAAAAATTGGTGCAGTTGTTTTAGATGGCGCCAACGGTGGAACAGGAAATTTAGAGTCAGGAGTTGGTCCAGTCACATTAAACAACATAGTGCCAAATGGCGCTGTGGTTAATGCAATCATACCTAACTTAACAACATCATTCTCTGCCGAACTAGAAGCAGATCTTTTAGACAGGATAGAGGCTTATGAGGAGTTTGGATTAAGGTACGATATTAATTCAGAAACTTGGAAAGTTATTACGTCAACAAATCTAAGCACTAGCTCGGTCTTCGATCTTGCTAACACAGGTTCTACTGCGGAAACAAATGCAGATGCTAGTTGGTGGTTCAAATTTACCAACGATGGAAATACCTACACAGTTCAGTTTAGAAAACTAGATTATGTTTTTGAATCTGAATCACAGAACAAGTTTCATTACGATGTGGCAGAGAAAATTTATGATTACACTACAGGTAGAAGCGTGAAAGACTCTGTAAAGATATTAAAGACCAACAGCATAGTATCTACAGGCAACAGTATAGGCTATCCTCTCACGTGGCAGGTGGTTGATGTGGTTACAGAGGCCGATGGTTTCCAAGACAACAGGAAAATAAAAGTTGGTTTTTTTGATGCCGATGATGATGGTGTTGTGGACAATCCAGAACTTTTTGACATATTTGTCGAGCCAACGGTTTCAGAATCAACTAAATTTGTATTTTTTGAAAAATATATCTCATATGATAATATAGAAAGATTCAGGCCTTATGCGGCTAGTAACTTTGTTGTCGCTGAAAATGAAGCAGACATAAATCTTAATACTACAACATACGACGATGAACAATTATTTTATTTTTATGACAGTGCAGAGGACGTAATTAAGAAGTATAGTTCGACTACCAACACACTTACTACATCAACCGATTACATAGCAAGAAGAGGCAGAAGCTCAATAGAGTTCCAATACAAACATCATGCAGGACAGGAAACAAGAATCGATCCTAGTGTATCAAACATTATTGATGTATATCTATTGGAAAGAACATATGACAACCTATTCAGAATATGGTTACAGGATGGCGGAACAAAGCCTACTGTATCGACTGCGGATCAATTGAGAATTAATTATTCAGGTACACTAAATCCATTGAAATCGTTATCGGATCAGATCATATATCATCCAGTAAAATACAAGATACTTTTTGGATCAAACGCCGAAGAACAATTACAGGCAACCTTCAAGGTTGTAAAAAACACAAAAACTAATGTGTCAGATGCTGTGATTAAGACCAGAGTGATAGCCGCAATCAACGAATTCTTTGCACTAGACAACTGGGACTTTGGCGACAGTTTTTACTTTACAGAATTAGCCGCTTACATACACAATCAACTTGCTCCAGACTTACTGACAGCAGTGATTGTGCCTAACCAATCGGGACT